GTAGATGATGGTTCAAAGTGACACAAACGTATAGCACAAAGTATGGTTCCATCACAGTTATATACATATGCTTTATTACACGTAGTATCGTATAAGATTCTGCCATGAATACAATTGCTGTTTCTACTTTGTTCTGCCAATACACTATTAAGTAATTCAAAATCATTCCCGCCATATTCACGTCTATTCATATTTTCGAGCTTTGTTATTATTTGACGTCTATGTGAATCTGTGTCACATTCATGATAGATATTGCTATGTAATTTTAATGCATCATTAATAATTTCAGCGTAATCATGAGGAAGATAATATGTATTATATTCATTATCAACAATATAACAGGCATCACCTCTATATCCTAAATGAGTATAATTAATAATTTTCCCATTTACTGAATATGGATAATGTAAATTTAAATCGAATGTTTGCCATCTATTTTTAAATCTTATGATTGGTAAATAACTCATATTTTTAATAGGTAAGAGCACCGGCAGGCACTCTTACCATTCCCTCCTTATCTTAAAGTACACGTTTCCAGTATTCTTCGTCTTCATATTCTTCATCAGTCATACGTAATAAATGCATTTCCTGCATAAGCTGTGTAAAATCAGATTCGAAAAGTTTTACTGCCAAGTCATATAATTCATCAAGCATATTAAGTACTTTTTCAATAAAATCAAGAATAGAATAGCATTTTCTATGTCCTGGTTCTGCATTATAATTTTTCATGCGGATCTTAACATTTTTATGATAAATCTCGTCAAACCTTGCGTATAAGTAAGACCATCGACTCTGGGCCAGCTCTGGGGATCGTCGTCTCATTACTCTGTTCAGCATCATACGTTTTGTTGGAGCCGGTACATTTCTGGAAATAGCATTAATGACATCCTGTTTTTCAGCTATTGTCTGAGTCAGCCTGCCACAACGATTATTTAAATGTACAATTTCTTTCTCCCTTTCTTCAATAATTTTCTGAGCAGCAATAAGACCACGAGCCACGATCTCTGCCGGAGTCATATTTTCCTGATTACGGATGTAAGCACCATTCTTGCGGATAGAGGGGAGTACTTCAGAAGTAACCCAGTGCTTGAACTCTTTTGCTGATGGAAGCTTGCTGCTGAGGATCAGAGAGTAGAGACCGGATTCGTTGATAATGGTGGCTTTGCTCTTATAGTTTGAACCACTCCCCTGAATCAGGGTACTGGTTTTATCTTCATCGGAAACATGATTAGCAATAGCATTTTCCGGCTTCTTATATCCCAAAGCAGCAGCTACATCCTTACCTACGAACCAAGGTTCCCCATCAATCTCAACAGTTCTCAGTTCACCAAATTCTGGATGAACTAGATTCTTGAAAACTGTTACCTCTGGGGCAGAAGCAGTGGTAGTAGTAGAAGATGTAGAAGAGTTGTTTTTGTTCTGCATATAATCAAACATTGAAATCTGCTTATTATCATCCACCGGAGTATTCATTCCGGGGATAGGATCCATTCCAAGTGCTGTTCTCATTGTTGGGTCTGTGAGAACTTCTTCTGGTACATCTTCAAATTTGGATGCTGGTTTTGTGTTTGTTGTGTAAGTGCTCATTTTGTTTGTCTCCTTTATTGTTTAATTAAATTTGTTATCATCATTTTGATCATATTTAATTTCTTCATCATCATATTCATCAGTATCAGATGCAGCACATAAAGCCCAACATCCAATACCGGTTAATACAAATAAAAGAATACATATAAGTATTACCATGATTTATTCTCCTATTGTGCTATATTACATATTGAAATTTCTTTTTCTCCTATAATATTGAAGAAATCAGGTTCATTATGAGTTTCTTCCAGCCAAGTTTTAATTACCCCCGTCAAACGTTCGGAAAGATCAGCCAGTTGTTCGGTAGTATAAGCTGTTCTACTATCTAACCAGTCATCTACAAGATCACCAACGTTTGCCTCTGCTTCCTCCCAGACAACTTCAAGAACTCTTTCTGCATCAACAGAGATTTCATATGGTCTAAGTTCCTGAATTGTAATTGATTTGATTTTTATATTTTCTTCTGCAAAGTAGTCTTGAGCATCTGCAATGCATTCTTCTATGGAGTCAAATGCTGTAGCAGAAGTGTAATCACTGTCACGTTCTAACTGCCAAGCATATTTTTTATCTTTATTTTCTTTGCTCTGCATAATTTAATTATTTCCGTCCTTTCGAGAAGTAGTGTTGTTTGGATCATCCGGATACAGATATCTTTCTATATAATCGCGACCTTCACCTATGAATCGTGGAATATCGAAGTCATGAGACCATGTATCTGCTGTAATTTGTTTACCATTTAATAAGAAAGAACTATGAGCAGATCTGATGATACAGGTACCGCGCTGTTTGTAAATTTTAAGTTTGTTCCAGTCAATATCTTTTTGCTGAATAAGCATGTCTATGATTTCTTGATTACATTTACCATTTAGTTCGGTTTGAGAAAAATGTGCTTGACCAACCATTTGAATAGAGTTACGAATTGCATCCTGCTGTCTCCAGTTAAAGTAGTTTGTAACTTCTTCTCGTGGGAGATTGAATGCACATGCAGCGAATTCTGCTCCTTTAAGTAATGTACGATCATAGCTATGGTTTGGAGAATGATGTCTTCTGCCAATAATTTTTACTAATTCTTTAAATATTTGATTGAAATAATTAGTGGCCATAGATGCTGCTATGGAAGCAAGTTTCTGGACCCGGTTATCAAACCATGGTGAAGTTTCAAGTTTCTCATAATCAATAAGAAGAAGATTAATTTCATCTGATTGAGTATAAGCCAGAACACAGCCCTGGATATTTCTACAGAGGTATTCTGCAGTATAGCGCATAGCAGCCATAAGTACCGGGTCAAATGGTTTTTCGAACCCCCTGGTAAAAGTATGGAATGCACGACCATCGATTTGGATGATAACTGGGGTACGAGGGATTAGATGAGCATCTGTAATTGATTTGTAGGATCTCATTCTGAGATCGTATTCTGTTTGATGTGACATTTTGGTTTGTCCTCCTGTTATTGCTAAGGTTTACGAGTTATTGATGTGTTATTTAATGTTATTGAATGATCAAAACAAGTTATGGATATTTGGATTTTGTAGATTTTCTTTACATACTGAGTTAATTTAGCTTGTTTTGATAATGAGATAATAGCACAGGAAGATGGATTTGTCAAGAAAAGAAGTTAAATTAACTGAAATATTTGAGATTATGCGTTTGAAAATATGGACGGTAGATGGGGTTTGAAGGGTAGTGTGAGGTGAGATTTGAGGGAACGTGGAACAATATGGGCGGTGATTATAGGAGTTTGGCGATGTGGGGAACGTTACATTTTAATAGGAAGAGAGGACGTATTTTTCAAGCCAGTGTGGAAGTTAACCGGCTTAGGTCTTTCTGGGTAATTTTAGCCCATTTTGGCGTTAAAAGTACCCCCTTTTTGAGTAATTCCAATTACTATAAATAGTATGCAAAAATAATGCATAAATTCATGAAAAAGTGCATTTTATGCACTTTTATGCACTGTTTCTGCATAAAATTTCATAAACTTTTTTTTTAAAAACTTCACTATTAAATTATACATATGCTATAGTATTAATTGAGCAAGGGAGAGAGCGTTGACCGGCGTGTTGAAAGTCCTTGTTCAACAATTTCATATGGCGCGCGTGGACGGCGCGCAAATCGAGAACGTTCTAACGTGTGCAATGCACGTTAATTCTAACTCAATTCTTTTTCAGGGTTCTACCCCCTATCATATATGTTCTCAATTTTTCAATCGTCCAACCCCCATTGTCGTGTTGGGTTAAAATGCGGCTTGCACAACGTGCCATTGTGAAAAATGCGGATGGCGCGGGGAACTATCCCGAAATAGTAGGCAGTAGGAAGTCTATATCAATCCTACCATATGTCGAAAAGGCATTTATATAGATTCTATGTGAATGCGGTATGTTCAATCTTAAGTGACAGGCAAACGGCTTGCGCTAACATAGGCAAGAAAAAAGTTTTGAAAGTCGCTGAAAAGCATGGTAGGCAATAACCCTAACAAGGGGGGCGCGGAAAAGCGTTAAAGTACCGTAGGTGGGCGGTATAGTCGGCAGTAGCTGACACGGACTTGCAACTCGATAACAAAAGCTCATAGAACACAACTCACATATAGGTGAATGTTTCTAAACAACGTTACAATTTCAATCAGGCGTCTTGTTTAGAGTTACTGCCTATGGCAGTATTGTACATGTTTACGACAAGTGCAACTTTCACCGTGTTTTGTCTCTTGATGTAGCACACGCAACAGTGTGTAGAACGTTGGTAAAACACGTTTATACAAGTACATATTAGTCATGGTATAGTAACCATAGCTGAAATAAAGCATGGCGAACAACTGACAACTAAAATCTTAGAATAAAAGAGGTAGATAATTATGACAACATTCGATAGCACACGTATTCAGGTCAAAGCAGTTAACGTTATTCCAGAAAAAGCGACAGAAGTTTACAATCATGTTCGTTTTCTGGTGTATCAGTCTTTACGCGACAGCGCAAAAAAGACTTATGATACATATACAAAAATCCTCGAAGAAACAACGTTGAAAGACGCTGACTTTGAGACAGTGACACGAGAAGAACTGTATAGCGTACACGACGAAAAATTTGATATTAACAAATTTCTCGACGCACGTACAAATTTAATTGACGCACGTAGCGAACTTGACGCCCTTAACGGTAAAGGCGTCAATATTGAAACTTTTAATGCTTTATCAGAAATTGACAGAACATTCTTGATGCTTCAGGCACATACTTGTATTTCATCAATTAAACTTGATGAAAAATGCCTGATTGACGGTAAAGATGAAAATGGCAATGATAAAATGTGCGATTTCTCAACTCTGATTACAGCATACTATAAAAAAGGTACAGGGGTAACAGCATTTAAGAAAATGCTTACAAGTATTTTCCATAGAATGTTTGCAGAATCCGGTATTATGTTCTACGGTGTTAATGTTAAAAAATCTGATATTTCAGAGGAATGTGTCCGTCACTTCATTGCAAGTTTTGGCGGTACAGCTTCCAGAAATAGCCACAAAGATGGCGATACAACCGTATGGGATAACTACACCTATCAGGTGAAAAACGATAAACAAAAGGTACTTTCTTCACTGACAGACCTTTTTGCGGTCATCTTCGACAGTGGAAAAATCGCAGTCAATAAACCAGAAGAAACACCGGAAACACCAAAAACAGAGGAAAAAGAGTCCTAACAAGGACTCTTTTTTAGTGCAATAAAAATAATATGCCTATATCATAGTACAAAATGTATCAGGCGGAAAGAGGTATAAAATGGGTAAAAAAGGTATAAAACAATATACTCGTATTGCGTCAAAATACGGGACTAAATTCGAAGGTTACAACTTGCCAGTCGGCGCAATTTACGGACGTGTTTTGATTCCGTATGAAGAAGGCACAGAATATATCTTTTTTATCTGTACTCAACCTAAAAATATTCGCAAGGATACTATGCCAATTTATGTTTTAAAACCGTCATGGGTAAGCAACAGATGGCGCGAAATGCTCATAGGACGTGAACATCCGGCATTTACCGCGGTCGCAAATATTTGTCACGAAATAGGCGGAATACCTAAAATCAAGACATTTCAAGACCCAAAAGTAGCCGAAAAACGCGCCGAAAAAGCCATTGACAGAGCTTATAAACAGGTTTCACGTCAATATGGTTTACGTTCAGTTCCGTGTAATGGTATTCGTATTAAGCCTGAATACGATGGTTATATAACACCACAGCAGGCACGTATTCCATGGGATGAACTGATACACGATGAAGAACAAGTATCATATAACAATGATATTATTTGTCCTGAATCTATATCTTTTAGACCTTTTGAAGGATACACTGACACCTACGAAGCACGTCGCAGAGATGGCATGAAGGTCAACCAGATTAAGTGCCGTCCTGAGAAAGTTGAAAAACGTGCTACAATTACAGTAAAAATTAATGGTAAAATCATTGATTAATCATACAATTCCACCTATAATGAGAGGAGATGATGTCGTGGAGGTGAACTAATATGATAATTGATACTAAACAATATAATTTTTCAGAGTGGGATTCCAAACGCCGCGAGCGTGCGTTGCATATTATGGATGAACATGTGAAAAAATACTGTCAACCGTCAACCTATGATTATTGGTCTTGGCATTCCGTCGGCAGTGAGGGTAAAAAACCAGAACAAATAGCTTCTGAATACAAAGAATATTCAGAAGATGAGAGTAAATTTATACAAGCTCTTTACATCTCAATGACTGCTAAAGATGAATATGCATGGTCCAGTGATATAGCAAAAGCGTTTACAAAATAATAAAGCTTCTAAAAAGGAGAGCGTAAGCTCTCTTTTTTAGTACACAAAAATCAGAAAGGCAAATAAATGTTATCACGCATAATATCAAATCCACCAATCCATCCCAAATATCAGATCTGTCTCATCACACCAGCGGGCAGATCCGGTACAATCTTACGTCACCTATATACATCACCACGTACAGGTGCGACATATTTCAGTCGCCATCATGCTAATAACTACACACATGAACAGGCGACAGCAGTATTACAAAATCTGCCGTATCCAGACGCGTTCATCCAGTCTGAATACGACTGTCATTACCGTGAGACAGACGAACGCGGTAACATCAAAGATTACATGTGTGCATAACAGCACATAAGTAATAAGTAACTAATTAACCATTAAACTTGCTATCCCTTATTCCTGTGAGCAGCAGACTTTTTCCTATCGGAAATTGCAAGGTCGAACCTTGGTAGGGGATTTTTCTATGCTCTTCTATAATGCCCATGAAGAGTATAGATTTTAACAACGGAAACAAAATATAAGGTTATGCCTAAACCAAAAGGCAAGAAGGAGAATTATCATGACAAACACAAGAATTAACGCATCCCTTAACACAGCAAAAGAAATTATCAACGCACTTATGAACTCAGAAGAAATCTTCTATGATCACACAGAGGGTAATGAGTTATCCGGACGCTTTAATGTTCAGATGACATTTGCAGAAGCAATCTGCTATCGTCCACAGTACACAGTGCGCAAGCTACGCAACCTTGTTCTTAATAGACATGGTTCACTCCCGATTCGCACCAGAATTGCACTTGCAGCAGTATTATCTCAGTGTGAATTCGACACACACGAAAATGCACTTATTCCGGTGCTGTTTACCAGGAATAAAGAACTTATCCCAATCTACAAACAGTTCGAAAAGAACTGGGGTAAATTCAACTTCGAAGTATCCTTCATACAGGATACTGATAATTACGAAGATTTATTAGCTCCTCGGTATAACATCAACTTCATGTCCGGTGAGTGGACGGACATCTGGGTAGGTGGAGTTACTTTATGTGATGATGAGGAGGTAAGATAACTATGAAGAAAAAATTATTCACAGCAATTATCACACTTGCAACAATCACACTTACATCTTGCCAATCAGTTCCGGCAAGTGAAACAGAAAAAATCTTTACTGATGGATCCGAAATCACATCAATTGAAACTACGGAAACCGGTACACTCTATACATTTACAGACGGAACCGGATACTATCATGAAGAAAATGAAATTCCGGAACTTTCAAATGTAAATGGTCTGTATCCGCTTACCGGAATTGTTACGGAAATCAAATATGACATAGAGCCAGAAGTGGATCTTGTAACAATCACCTGCTCCAACGGAAATATGTTCTCATGGTACACAGATACCGGAGATTACGAGATAAATGACCTTGCATCTTGTATCATGGATTCCAAGGGAACTAAATATGTAACTGATGACGAAGTGTTATTGGCACATTATGCCGGTGGATTAAAACACTTCGAACAATATAAAAATTAAATTAAACAGAAAGGAAATAAATCATGACAAGAGAAGAATATAATCAGCGTGTGATTACACGCAAAAAACGATCAACCCTTATTAAAGGCAGCTTAGGAATAGCTGCTTTTTTAATGTTCGCAAGTATTGTCGGACATATTGATTCTGACGTATATGCCGGAATCCATTCCGTCAAAGGAACTGTTTCCGCATCAGGAAACTATATCCTTGATGAGAATGGAAAAGCATATGATGTATCCGGATTCCAGAGCGGATCCGAAGTAACAGTGAAATTAGATAAACAGGGAAATATCCTGTCTGTTGTAAGCAAATAAGAATAAGGAGAACAGCCATGAAGAAAATCGAAAGAGAAGCAGAATACATTGCTTCAAGAGAACCAGATAAAGAAGCCCGTTATTATTTCGGACAGATTAAAGATATCCTGAACCTCATCAAGGCAAAACAGTTGCCGGACGGAAGATTCTCTGATGATGAGGTATGTCTGTTTGAAGAAATCTGTCACACATTCAATATCAGCATGGCAAAGCAGACTATCGAAATCAAACAGAAAGCTGTCAATTCGGACCAGGAAGGGATAGCAATCGTATCTATATCATGGTTCGACGGAGAGCCTTCAGCGGTAAAGTCATTCGTAGAATCATTGGATAACAATAACTGGACATATGTTCCGGTATGTCTTGTAGATACGCTTGTAGCTAGAAACTTTATCACATATGCAAGAAAGGCAAGGTGAATCATATGGAACGCAACTATAAACTCCGGATCTATTACAAGTCCGGTTCCCAGAAGGGAAACTTAAAAAGAGAAGAGTTCTTTTCAACCAAAGAATCCATGCAGCAGAGATACAAGGAACTCTTCAAGCCAAGAGAATATGCTTTAAATCCCACAGCATGGGAAAAAGTAAATAATGGAGAATGGCTGAGAATGTTCAACATGTCGGCCGCATAAGAAGGGAGAATAATTATGATACCAAAACAAAAGAAATTAGTAGCGCTTAATGCCGATATCAGAGGTATGGTACAGGCAATCAAAGGCTTCAAAGCAAAAAGAAAATCTGCTATTGAAGCAAATGACTATGAGACGGCAGAGCAGACGTGGCATAACGAAAAAGTAATGACGCAGAATCTGGCAGAGGCAAATTACCAGAAGATTAAGCTATACTATTCAAAGGCAGATGCTATCTATGAAGATAAGATCATTGCAATCTGCAGCCTGCCTGGACTTATTGGCATGAAGGAAGCAAATCTCATTGAGTGTTGTGCAAATATCAACGGTCGCAAGCTCTATGCAATTTAATTAAACAGAAACGAGGTGTATACAATGACAAAAGGAAACGGAAGCATTGGTTCCATTACAACTATGGGAAATCTTCCTTTATATGGATGTGTAAACCCATGTAGAAAAATTAATACAACATACAAATCTCGAATTAATTGGAAGATGGAAATTAGAACCTT